AATTCAGCATATTTAACAGCATAGTAGCCGTTATCCATTTTCACAACCGCATCAGGGAATAGCTTTTTAGCTTCCTGTGCGATTACACCTATTGTGTGATTCATGTCAGCACCGAACTTCTCAGCGCCTTCTTTCCAATCCCACTTGTAAATATTAAGACCTGACTTTAATTGACCCATCTTCTTGATGTTTGTTTTAAGTCTTTCATCTGAGGCGAGAACTGTTGCACCAAGAGTTAAGTATTCCATTAGTCCGGGTTCTGATGATTTAGTTGTAGTTTGCGGTACAGGTGCAGCACCTAATGCTTGAGCACCCATTGCTAGTGTTTGTTGTGGATGCGCTGCATAACCTACCTGTCTTTGCTTCGCTGCATCAAAAAGTGCTTGATTCATCACCTGTTGCTGTTGACCTTGTTGAGCTAAGTTCTGAGTAATTGTCTGACCCATGCCGAAGCCTAAGTTAGAGATATTAGCTAATTGACCTGCTGCACCTAGTCTTTGTTGTGCGCCTTGTAATCCTGCTTGCTGATTTCCTTGGTCTGCTGTAATTCTATTCTGAATATCACCCATAGCTGCAGTTTGTGCATTTTGGAAGCCTTGCTGTCTTAATCCTGCTGATGAACGAGCTAACTGCTCTGCAATACCTCGACCAACTTCACCCATAGCAATACCATGTCTTGAGCCACCGAAGGATTTAGCTGCTTGAGCTTGTGCTCCTAAAGCATCCATGCCAATAGCGCCACCTCTTAGGATGTCCGCTTGGTTTGTATCAATAACTTGTTGAGTATAAGGATTCATGTACTGAGACATATCAGTATTTGATAACTGACCTGCTGTTACCTGAGAAGGGTTGTAATACATTCCTCCTGCTGAAGCCATGCCTGCACCTTGGATTCCTTGTGCTGCTAGTTGGTTAATGTTTTGAGGTGGTGTCGCTGTACCGCCTATTGGTGCTGCTGCTCCCATAATTATCTCCTAACTAAATAATGCGTTATATCTTGCTGCATCTGTTGGTTGTGCTGTAGCCATTTCTGCTTTAGCTTGTTCATATATAGGCATACCTGAATAACCTTGCGAACCATCTGCATAGGTTGTTGCTTCCGGCATACCTTGAGCTGCTGTTAGAGTTCCGGGCGCTTGTAAGCCAAAGGCTTCTGCTGCACCGATATTCTGTTGCATTGCTGCCATTTGTGTTGGGTTGAAAGCTGCTACATCAGGACCATACCACGGCATGTATCCTATCTTTTGCATGTCTTCAGCTCTCTGAATATTTCTGATTGACGGGTCTTTAATCCAATCAGGTACATCTGTTGCTTGTGTTGTACTTCCTGTTCCAAAAAATCCGGGCATCTTATATCTCCTTCTGTAAAATTATGCTTCTCTCTTCCCAACCAAGGTGTTTTAGTGCCTTTTTCCAACCTAGCCGACCTGCCATACTCATTTCATGGCATCCTTGAGCCTTAGCCCATTTAACAATATCTGATTCCATGTCTGTAATCTGTTCAAGTTTCCCTCCACCTAGGAAGAAATGTAGAACTTTTTTATTAGGATACACTATTATCTCTGTTACTATACAGCTTTTGTCTGCTGCCCACAGTTGCATCCTACCGCTTATAACACCCTCTGCAATATCGATAAAACTGTGTGTATTCCCTCCAACATCTAAAGCAGCTTGTAACCAATCTCTACATCTTAACAAGTCTTCCTTTGCACTCATGGGTCTAATTTTACCTTAACCCACGCTCCGTTCTTAGAAACTACTATTGTTTGGTTGGCTCTATCCCACATAAGCACGCCATCTTCGGCTGCAGACTCACCTGATGTCAAGTATCTCAATTTATCAGTATTAGTAGATAGATATGATACAAGTCGTTCACCCCAACTCTTCCAATCACTACCTAAAGGCGGTGGAGGTTTAATCATCTCTTGCCACCTGCCCTTGCTTCAATTCTCATAATGCCTGAGCGCCAATTAGAATTTCCTACACCTTCTACCTTCATTCTTACTTGCCTACCTGTGAATCTAACGTCTGTAGGATTTGTCAGTGTGTACGGACCATGTGTTTGTTCTGTATCGTTAGGATAGAATCGTGTCTTAAATGTAACTTTAACCTCTCCCTGTGTATCTTCATCAGGGATAAGATTGTTTACTTTCATTACGGTATCACCATTACCTAAGCTAATAGGTCCTGACTCAGCATAAGGTTTAGTCGTGCCATGTGTATAACCCGTCTCATGGTTGTATAGGTTTCCACTAGCGTCACACCAAATAGGGTTAGAGAATACACCTCTATCCACACAAGCGGTTCTATCTAATACTCCTGTGGACCAATGACCCTCTTTATAGTCTAAAGACACATATCTGTCATTCTCTGTAGACGATTCTGAAGGATAGAAAAACCATACCTCTCCATGCTGTGAATTATGAACAGCGTATGTCTTGCTAATCTGATTTCGGTTAATATCCTCAAACACATAGTCTAAAACATCACATTTCATCTCTGAAGCTACTGAACCGTTAAACGTATAGAAGCCTTTATGTCCCATCCAAAATGCGCCTTCATCTACAGCTACAATAGCTTTCCTTGATGCAATACCACAAGCTGTACCTACTCTCTCAAATCCATATACAAACGGTGGTCCTGAATATGTTGCAACATGTGCGTCTTGGTCGGTCAATATAAGGGTTCTACCCCTCATACGAATACCACACATAATCTGCCCTGAAGTCTGTAACTCGAAGTCACCTGCTTCATTTGTTGCTGCTGCAGTCCACGATGTGTTGTTTTCTCTATCACACCATGCAACCTTTCTAGGGTTTCCACCTGCGCCTAGTGCAAAGACAAATCTTTCTTCTGTAACAACCATAGAAACATTGCCTACTGGTGCTCCTGATAACGCTGTAGGTAAAGCAGTAGGGTTTAGTTGCCATTCATATATCTTTCCGTCTTTAGATGAACATGCTAGTAGATATTCACCCCATGTATCTAATGACCACGTTGTAGCTTCTTGATAAATACCTGAGCTTATAGGGGCTGTGCCATAGTTGTTAAGTCCATGAAATCCACCGCCATAACCTAAGTTAAGTGAGGCGCTTAGAGTTCCATTAGTTAATCCTGTAGGGGTTATATCTGTTACTGTCTGTGAAGTATTAACATAATATAGCTTATTATATGTAGCTGCTACTAAGTTAGAGCCTGCAGTGTTGTCCTTCCAGGCTATCATAGCCCTAGGCGCAGAGGCAAATGCCGATTCTTTTCTAGTAACCCATCCTCCAACAGGACGCATTGAGCCATCGTGCCACCTAACTAAGCTAGCATCACGCCATCTGTTAGAAGATTCAAAATCTGTGCCGTTTCTGTGTATCCCCGGTGGTAATTGTAGTGGTATTAAACTCATGCTGCTATATCCGTCCAATTAGTTGATTTTTCTGCTATTGTATTCCAGGTTACAGAGGTGCTTATTTCATTTTCCCACTGTTTTCTACCAATAGCAGAAATAGAAGATGTGGATGTTATAGTACCATCTCCTGTTTGCTCTCGACTTCCTGTGACTAAAACAGACGATATAGTGTTAATAATAACCACACCTGAGCCTGCTGTAATATTTGCTGATGAAGAAACAACAGATACAGAAGAAACCTGTGCTTGTTTTTCTCTAACCCTTTCAAAAGATGTGATAGTGGTAGTAGTTGCTGAAGATACAGCATCGCCTAGTTTTATAACCTCTGCTGATGCACTTATTGATACTACACCATATATAATAAGCGAACTTTCTCTTTCTCTTGTGTAGACTATTGCAACAGAAGAGTCTCCCATTGATATAGCGCCCGACTCTCTAATTCTAAAGGAAGATGAAGATGTGGAAGAGCTTGCAGAAGCCGCTGATTCTCCATTTAACATCCTTTTACCAATAGCACTACAGGTAGAAATCGTAGTAATAGAGGACGAACCTAATTTAACATACCCTGCACTAGAATTGCTAGAACTAGAGGCGTTAAATTGAATACTTATAGCTAGTATTCTTTCGGGGCTACAAGTTATTACTGCTGTAGCATCTGCTTCTGCAGGTTTTACGTCTTGACCGTAAGACCCTTGATTATAAGCACCATTGCCATAAGACAATTGACTTAAAATTACACCATTATCTACACCGTACGTTCCTACGTTATAGCTGTTTTGACTGTAAACACCTACAGACATTTATTCTAGTCCAAAGTAATATCTAGGTCGCCTGTCGGCACTCTAAACACATCACCTGTATCAATAGCTTTGGATGACGTTAATACTGCATAAGCCATTAAATTACCTGCTGTTGCTGCATCGAATACACCTACATGAGTCACTGTGCCAAATGCTCCTGTGGCAGTTGAATATTCAACTGCTGCTGAGTTTGATGTAGTATTGCCTGTTGTAGTAAATGCAACTGACTGACGTGCATAAGCTGTACCTGAAGTAGTTACTTCTGTACCACCACCTGTTTCACCCGGTGCTGCTGTAAATAGAGCCAAATAGTGCGTGCTCGGTGCTGTGTAAGCTGAACCTGCAAATACGTGGTCTAGTATTTCTGTTTCTAAAAAATTAGTAAATGACATTGTTTTCTCCTTTTAAGACTAA